CGTGGCAGGAGGCGGAGGCTATCGGGCGCGCGGTGAAAGGTTGACACCTAAGACTAATCCGACGATACTTAAATCACCTCCTGTTTCATCCCTCTGCTCTCCAGTTTTATCCCGGCCCTGACCCAGCCGGGATTTTTTTTATCTATTTTCTGTAATGACTAGTTGACTATTACTCTGACACCAATTATATTTACTCCATAGACAACGAGAACGGAGTAGGCAGAAATGAGTAACTTCCATAATGAGCATGTGATGCAGTTCTACCGTCATAATCTGAAAACTAAAGGGGTGTTTGGGGGAATGAAAATCACAGATATCGAAGCATTCAAAGATGCGCAACTGATGGCACGTATCGCCGTTAGTAACATGAGCACTACTGTACCCGCGGACGCTTTCTGGTTCGCTGCGATGCAGACACTGAAAGCAGCTTATGCGGGAGAGAAGAAATGAGCGAACAAGGTCAAATAAGCCAACCGTTACGAGTAGGCCGTAAAGTCAGTCACACCCCGTTCCCGACACGCGAGGAACTGATGAAACGTAACAGTTTCCCGGGGCCGGACAAGAACAAGTATCTCAATCGCATGTGGGGAGAGCGTAAAGAATGACTGACCGCGAATATGAAAAGATGATGGTAGAGGCGGTTAACAGCGGCGTAGACATCAGCCACGTGATGCATGTCCTGAATACTAAAATCGCGGTAGCCGAGCAAATGGTTGAGTCGCTTTATGAGACACGCCGTGAACTGATTAACCGCTTCAACCTGAACAAAGCCTCTGGTGATGGGCATGAAAGCGCCTGAGCCAGTAGTTGTCGATGGCGTCCTGTGGAAACCTTACTCGGTTAACCACATCGACGCCGACGGGAAGAAGTTCAGCTTCTACATTTTTGCAATTAGCCGTGAGCACGCCGCTTGCGTGGTCGACGATATTCGAGAAACGGCGTGGCTCGGCGATGAGATAGTGGGGTAAGAGTATGAGTCTTGAGGTTGTTATTGGCCTGGTCGGTCTTAGTTACTTCATCGGACTATTGGTTGGGTTTCTGTGGGGCAGATACTAATGTTCAGTGACATCAACGCAGCAATCGAAGAAGCAATATGGCGTCGCTATAACGGCGAGCAACAGCGGCACTTCTGCCTGGTGCAGCGCGGAAACATGATTGCCGTGGTGCAGGACCGCGATAACAAATACCCGAATGCGATGTGGACAACGAGGAATTTCTTAGGATGATTACCAGCATTCCGAACCTGATTAAAGAATATGGCACGATGGCGGAGACATGCCGACAAACCGGCATCAACGAAATGACGATTGCGAAGTACAGCAAAGACGTTGATTGCGAACGCCATGTAATTTATAACAACCGTCTGATGACGCACGTTAAGACAAGCCCGGTGTTATTCACGCGCCGAGGTATCACGAAGACTGAGCAACGCATTGCACGAGAGGAGAGCGGGGAATGATTGAGATTTTAGAGTTTCTTATCCGTTTCGGGGATAGTGTATTCACGCTATCCTTTGCATGGATTATGATATCAAGTTGGTCGGTGATGAAACAACTACCTAAGAATCAATTATGGATGACGGTAGGTGGTCTATATGTCGCCGGTGTCGCTCAAATCCTGTTGTGGTTTTTCAAATGAGACTACTAATCATCCCTAACGCGTGGGCTATCGCCGTAGCTAACGACCATTACGGCGGCGATGGTAAAAGAGCACCACGACATGGCCTATATAACTGATACAAGCCCTCTACGGAGGGCTTTTCTGTACATCCCGCCCAATCCCCTTATATAATCCATTTAGACGCGTAGGGCGCGTCTGATGCGCTCTGATGGTCAGACGCATATGCAAGGGGATTCTATGAAGCTGAAACTTAAGCAGCCATCGCCAGAGGTGGTGCAAGCCGCACATGAAGAAGCTGTTAGCGCCAACCGTCGCCGTAAACGACCGCGCGGTAAACAGAGCCTTTATCAATCATCCCGTAACTCCGCCGCGTTGTGGGACCCGGATTATTGCGACGCACTAATCGAGTTCTTCGACCGCACGTCATGGGAGCTTGTGCCTACGTCTAAGGGTGATGAACGCCCGCTGATTCAGGATAAGCCACCGTCACTGGCCCGCTTCGCCTTACACATCGGCGTCACTATCCCGATTATTAAGCTGTGGTTGCGCGAGATTCCCGCATTTGCAGAAGCCTGGGAAACAGCTCAAGCGCTGGAAGAGGCGTACTTCACTGAGACTGGGGCCGCGGGCATCTCTGCTACCTTCGCTGCCGCGAAACTTGGCCTTAGTAAAGAGAAGCCGGTCGAGTCCACCGAAGAACCAGCACCTACCGAGATTATTTTTAGTGTTGCAGAGCCTGTAGGTAAAATTGTAACAACGAATATGGGCGAGGTAGAGGAATGAGCATTCAGCTATCGGCACCACAGGCACTGTTCCTGAATTGCGACAATAAATATAAAGCCTATGTAGGCGGCTTCGGAAGCGGTAAAACATTTGTTGGCTGCCTTGACCTGCTTACGTTCATGCTCAAGCACCCCGGTACGCGCCTGGGCTACTTCGGCCCAACGTATCCGGCTATCCGCGACATCTTCTACCCAACATTTGAGGAAGCGGCTAACCTGCTCGGCCTCGATGTGCTGGTTAAATCCGGCGACAAAGAAGTCGTGGTTACTCGCGGTAAGACGGTTCTCGGGACGGTTATCTGCCGTTCTATGGATAACCCAGGCTCGATTGTGGGTTTCAAAATCGCGGCTGCGGTCGTCGACGAGTTGGACGTATTGAGTCGCGAGAAAGCGGAACTGGCGTGGAACAAAATCGTAGCCCGTATGCGTCTGGTTATCCCTGGCGTAATTAACCACATCTCCGTAACCACGACGCCGGAAGGGTTCAAGTTCGTCTACGCCAAGTTCAAAGAGAACCCGACCCCAAGTTACTCGATGGTGCAGGCTTCCACACACGAGAATGCGCGTTTTCTACCACCTGACTACATTAGCTCGCTGACCGAGACTTACCCAGCGCAGTTGATTAATGCGTATCTGAACGGTGAGTTTGTCAACCTGACATCCGGCAGCGTGTATTACGCGTACGACCGTCGCAAGCACCGCAGCAAAGAGACGATTCAGCCAGGCGACACCCTGTACATCGGGCAGGACTTCAACGTTACGAAGAACGCCAGCGCCGTGTATGTGCAACGTAAAGACGGCTGGCACGCGGTGGCGGAACTGAAAGGCCTGTTCGATACACCAGATACTGTGCGCGTAATTACCGAGAAGTGGAAGTCACAAGGCCACCGCATCGTCGTTTACCCCGACGCCAGCGGCAAGAACCGCAAGACAAACTCGGCGTCAATCTCAGATATTGCGTTACTCCAGCAGGCTGGTTTCGACGTTCGCGCTAAATCTGCCAACCCCCCGGTTAAAGACCGTGTTTTAGCCGTGAATACCGCACTTGAAAAAGGTAAACTGTGGGTTAACGACCATTTATGCCCGGAGATAGCCAAGACGCTGGAGCAGCAGGCATACGATGATAATGGAGAGCCGGCTAAAGACGGCATCATCGACCATATGGCGGATGCCCTCGGCTATCCTGTAGTTTACGAGATGCCGGTGGTTAAACCCGTAATCAACATCCCGGTGACTTTCGCACTTTAAGAGGATTATTCAATGTTAACTATGAACGGTCAGAATCAGGGTGTTAAGACAAAACACCGGGAATGGCTGCATCACTTCAATAAATGGCAGAAGGTACGCCACGCACTGGAAGGCGACCTTATTCGTTATCTTCACAACGTCGGAAAGAACGAGCCGGACCCGACCTACGCAGCCCAGCGCCAGGAAGAATATGAGAACGGTGCTATCTGCTACAACTTCACTAAACGTACCCTGGCGGGGATGGTCGGTAGTGTCATGCGCAAAGACCCTGAACAGATTATCCCACCTGAGCTTGAGTACCTGTTACGTAACGCCGACGGTTCCGGTGTCGGACTGTGGCAGCACGCGCAGGATACGCTAATGGAGATTGAC